GCCATGGAAGTTTTGGGACATCTACTGTCTACGTACACTATCAAACATACTAGGCAAAAAACTAGAAAAAACAGGTGTGAATCACAATGCGTTACATGACGCTATTGCTGAAGCCAAACTTATTATAGAGATATTGAAATCGTGAAATTAGAATATGTAGCATCAGGCACCTCTTATATGAGGCTGTCCAATCCATCTTTACAGGATAGTCAAGACAATATTGATTTGGTGAATAAAATATTTCATCACTTCTTTGATGACCAACCCGGTCACACATTCTCCTTACTGTACAACGCATGGGCAGAAAGTAATTTCGGTCCTCGTTTAAGTAACTTCAAAACATCTATTCACCAACTACACGCTGACTCAGGCGGACTACAGATGGTTACTCTTGCTCATAAAATACCTAAGGGTACGGACATGAATACGCTGCGAGAAGAAGTCTATCAGGATCAAAGCAAGTGGGCAGATGTTGGTATGTGTTTTGATGAGATTCCTGTTATTACTACTGGTGCTTCAGACAGAAACGACACCAGCAACAGATACTTTGATAGAGCTAATCGTCACAAGTATGCTAAACAAACAGCAGAGAATGTCAAGCGACAGATTGAAGTTTTCAAAGCGACTAACAGTAAATGCAAACCTTTTATGATCTGTCAAGGTGGTGACTTAGAAACATATCTTGAATGGATTGATACTATCCTCGAAACAGTTCCTAAAGAAGATCACAGTCGCATAGGTGGTGTGGCAATGGGTGGTGCGGCATTAGGTACAGGACCACTTGAAGATATACAGAAGGCATTTTTTGCTAGTCAGGTACCTGTGCGAGATGAAACAGGTAAACTACACTTACATATTCTGGGAGTAGGTGCTGTGTCACGCATGATACCTTATCTTATCTTTCTACAGAATGGTATGTACGGTGATGTTCATGTATCATATGACTCTACTACCCATACCCGAGCAGTAGAAACAGGATTGTATTATATGTTGGGTGAGATTGTCAATGGACATTTCGTACAAGGCGAAGGTAAGACGTTGAAGTATGATAGAGCAAGAGCAGCTGATGCTCCTCTTGTAGGTGAGGCAAGAGCATTTGTACCTAACAGGGAGTATGAGGTTATGTACAATGATATAAAACAATATTGGCCCCTGTCGCTGTCACTTGAAAAGTTCCATGAGGTTTTGAACACACCTTCTATTCCATACTTAGAACAGTATGGTAGTTTGCTTGATTGGTACGAGGGTAGAACTGCTATGTGTTGTGCTAGCATAAAGAACTTCATGTATCAGATTGAAAAATATATGCACGACAAGAAAGCACTTATTAGGCTAGCTGATACAAAGTATCCTGTTGGCGCGGCTAAAGCATTGTATGGTGTCAAAGATGTAACCACATTTAATAATTGGATGGATACATGGGCACCTATTTTTAAGGCCAATAAAAAGTCACAAAGTATCTCACACGTAGCACCTCTGGAAAAACCATCATTGGAGGCCTTGTTTGGATAATTTTATACGGTTAGATTATCAATTTGATCTTGACTTACTGAAAGAAGATGTGTACAATGTAGTTAATGTAGTAGGCTGGGGGGAAAAGAATCAAATATGTTTGACACACCCTCCAGGTGAACCTAGTTGGTTTGCAGGCAGTGGTCCTTTTCTAACTTGCCGAAACTTTACTGAGATGAATAGTTTTTTAAAAGGCTCGTACTACGAAAAAGTACACAATGAAATTAAACAGGACTATCCTTTTTCCCGTGTGCGTATAATGTTTTTGCCTGGACAAAGATGCTTTTCATTACACGCAGACACTACAAAAAGAATACACATTCCTCTATACACAAATGACCTGTGCATGATGATTATAGATGATGAGGTAAAACGTATGCCAGCAGATGGCGGCGCTTGGTTAACTAATACGACTAAAACACATACCGCATTAAACGGCAACCTAATGTTTGACCGTATTCATATTTTATTTGACTTACTTTGAAAAGGAGTATATAATGGACGCACAAAAAGTTAGAAATGCAATTGTTGCAGTATCAGACGCTATGACACGCGCACAAGCAGAACGAGAACTTATTCGTGAGATTGTAAAGAAGATCCACGATGAAGAAGGACTTGATAAGCGAGTGTTCCGTAAAATGGCATCTGTATATTACAAAGGTAACTTCCAAGATGAAACTGCTCTCAATGAGGAGTTTGAAACTACATTCACTAATGTAATGAGCTAATTATGAATATATTTTATCTACACCCTGACACTAGACTTTGCGCACAACAGCACTGCGACAAGCACGTGGTCAAGATGATTATAGAGTATGCACAGTTGATGTCTACAGCACACCGTGTTCTTGACGGTAATATGTATCAGGACAAAACTAAAAACAATCGCAACATTAAGCGTTGGCGAATGATGGACAGTGAACTTGAGAACACACTGTACAAAGCATCACACATTAATCATCCTTCAGGCAAGTGGTGTAGAATGACAAAGGAAAACTACGGCTACTTGTATAGCTTGTGGTTAGAACTTTGTAAAGAGTATACTCATAGGTATGGTAGGAAACACTTGACACAGGAGAAGCTAGAACATATACTAGTTAAGACACCTAAAAATATGCCTAGCTCTTGTGTCACTACCTTACCACAGGCAATGCCTGATGATGTTAAGATGACTGACCCATTAAACGGGTATCGTAATTACTACAGAACATACAAGCGAGACTTCGCTAAATGGACAAACAGACAAGTACCGGAGTGGTTCAATGCCAGTAAGAAAACGTAATGTATTTATCAAGGTGAGCTTTCAGAAAGAAGGTATTCACTGTTATCCTGATGCGCCAGAGGGTGTTGAGTTTCTTAAACACCCTCACCGCCATATGTTTCATTTCTATGTTACATTAGAAGTGTTCCATGATGACAGGGACGTAGAGTTTATTCTGTTCAAGCGTGAACTTGAAGGACTGTTTGACAAAGGTGTTATGGAACTTGATTATAAATCATGTGAAATGCTTGGTCAAGAACTGATGGACTATATTGAGGCAAACTATCCTAACAGGCAGGCTGTGGTTGAAGTATTTGAAGATGATGAAAACGGAGCAATAGTATATAATGCGTAAACTATTTTACATGGGACTAGAGTCCTACGAAGCACGTTATACACTTCAGCTACAGGAGTGGAACGAACGTGTATTTAAGCAACGCGGCATTGACTATGAGATTGTTACAGGTCAAGAACTCGATGACAGTAAAGCTATTGTCACAGGCAGTGTGCTTGATGCCCATGGTAGAACCTATTATAGTTTAGCACAGCACATGAACCTGATTCAGAAGATGAAGAATGGTGAAGTGACAAGTGATGATGTTATCTTTTACGAGGATATGTTTACTCCCGGACTTGAGTGTTTACCTTACATCATGCAACAGTCACCTAAAGAATACAGACCCAAAGTGTTTCTTCGTTTCTTAGCACAGACTACAGATCCAGATGACTTCCTAATACGTGAAGGTATGTTTGACTGGATGCGTAAGTATGAAGAAATGGTTGACCAGTTTGTTGATGGTATCATGGTAGCATCAGAGGAGTTTGTAGCACATCTTCGTATTGCAGGATTTAAGAAACCAATTTATGTAACGGGTTTGCCTTATGGTAAGTCAGAAGTTTTGGAACGAGTAACACCTACTGTCGCTATACACAATAGAACTAAACGTGTAGCTTTTGCTTCTCGCTGGGATGATGAAAAGCAACCACACTTTTATATGGACTTAGCAGAAGCATACTACGAAATAGATCCTGAAATGGAGTTTGCTATTTTCTGTGGACACCCTGAACTGAAAAGTAACCGTCAGGAGTACGTTGATCGTGCTATGGCATTACAAGCAGGTAATACTGCAAACTTTAAAGTATACACTGGTCTAAAGAAAAATGACTACTACAATCTATTGGCCGATAGTCAGGTATTGTTTAACTGTGCATTACAAGATTGGGTTAGTAATACAGTCAGTGAAGCAGACACTATGGGTTGTTTGACACTGTTCCCAGCATACAGAAGTTTCCCTGAGGTATTCGCTAACAATTCTAGGCATATGTATGTTCCCTGGTCAGTAGATGATGCCATTTCTAAATTAATGGATATGCAATATAATATTGACAATGTATGTTATGACGAGTATAATATAGGCAAGATAAGTGATTATCAGAATGGTACTATTGATAGAACTATAGATAGTATTCTAACTGAACACTTAAATCGTAGAGATTCTATAACCTATCGTAAATATGTAGCAAAGGCAAAGTATGAATAAGAAAGTATTGGTCACAGGTAGTAAAGGGTTCATTGGATATCAAACTTATATCCAGCTGGTCGAACAAGGCTTTGAAGTGTTCGGTGTAGACTGGGCAAGTGATCTTACACGACCAGGTGTTTGTGTGGACTTTGCTTCGGATACTGTTAGAACTATTCTCAGAGAGAATCAGATCAAAACTGTTATTCACTTTGCAGCAGACCATGAGGTAGGCCGCAGTGTTGAGGAACCATCAGTGTTCTACAACAATAACATCGTGAGCAGTATTAAGTTCCTTGACAAGTGTATTCAGGCAGGAGTTGAAAACTTTATCTTCAGTAGCTCAAGTAGTGTGTATGGTGATAACCCACAGTTTCCTACAACGGAAAAAAATAGAAAAGATCCTATGTCACCTTATGGTCGTACAAAACATTTCTTTGAGGAGATACTCAAAGACTATGAACACGCATACGGTATCAAAACATTGTCACTGAGATATTTCAATGCGGCAGGCGCTGATGTATTGAACAGGCACGGATATGAACAGGAAACATATTCACATCTTGTTCCTATTCTTGCAAGGTGTTTCGGCAAAGGCAAATCTTTCACAGTATTTGGTAATGACTACAACACACCCGATGGCACTTGTATCCGTGACTATACTCACGTGGTTGATATTGCACAAGCTCACATTGAGGCAATATATTATTTGTACAATAATGGTCCGTATCAGGTATTTAATATTGGTAAAGGCAACGGTGAAAGTGTGTTGGAAGTAATTGATGCTTTCAGAAAATACACAGGAAAAGATATTGAAGTGAACTACGGTGACAGGAGAGAAGGTGACCCAGCAAAAACATTCGCAGCTATTGAACTTGCTATGAATGAGTTGCAATGGGTACCTAGGTATACACTTGCTGACATTGTAGAACACGCATACAAGTGGGAGAATAGATAATGCAGTATTACTCAACGAAAACGTATGGGCATGAACGTGGGTTGTCGTGTGTATTCCGACAACCTAATGCCACGCACAGCCATTGTTCACTGCTACACGGTTACTCATTGGGATTCAGCTTTAAGTTTGGTTGTGAAATGCTTGATGATAAAAACTGGGTAGTAGACTTTGGTGGCTTGAAGAAACTAAAGGATTGGTTAGAGGATAACTTTGACCACACTGTTGTAGCAGACAATAAGGATCCTCATCTTAAAGATTTATTTGAGTTGCAGGAAAAAGGACTTGCTAAGGTTGTTGTGCTACCCGGTGTTGGTTGTGAGAAATTTGCAGAAGAAGCATTTTGGTATGCTGATGCAGTAGTAAAAGAAATTACAAATGGTAGATGTTATTGTGTATCGTGTGAAGTAAGGGAACACGGTGCTAACTCTGCTATATACGAGCGTTAATGAAGATAGCTTTAGTTACCGACTTGCACTTTGGTGCGAGAGGTGATTCACTACAATTTGATGCTTACTTTAGAAAGTTTTATGAAGAAACTTTCTTTCCTTACCTTGAAGAACATGGCATTAAAACTATCTTTGATCTCGGAGATACATTTGACAGACGTAAATATATAAACTATAATAGTTTAAAGAGCTGTAAAGAATATTTTTTTGATAAGGCACGAGACTTAGGTATTGATATTCATATGATACCTGGTAACCATGATACTTATTATAAAAATACCAATGAAGTAAACTCACCTAATTTATTGTTAAGAGAATATGACAATGTTTACCTCTATGAAGAACCAACTGAAGTTACTATGGGAAAAACTACAATCCTACTCCTCCCTTGGATATGCACAGACAATTATGGAAGAAGCATGGACATGGTTAACGGAACGAGCGCAACAGTGTGCTTCGGCCACTTCGAGTTCTCCGGTTACCAGATGTATCGTGGGACTCCTAACCCTCACGGTATGGACGCTAAGCTTTTTAGTAATTTTCAGCGTGTTATTAGTGGTCACTTTCATCACAGGCATAGTCAAGGAAATATCACTTATATGGGAAACCCATATGAAATAACTTGGTCGGACTATGATGATCCACGAGGATTTGCTGTATTCGATTGCGACAATCAGGAGTTAAGTTATGTTGATAACCCGAATCAAATGTTTGCTAAGATATATTATGATGACAGTGAGCCCGGAAGCATTGCAACTCTCAATAATTATTCTTTTGACTCTATACGAGGCAAGTGTGTACGGTTAATTGTAGTAAAGAAAACAAACATATCTTTATTTGAAAAGTTCCTTGACAACCTATACGCTTGTGATTTGATTGAGTTAAAAATCATTGAAGACCTAACTGAGTTTGAAGATGAAGCTGTAGGTGAAGATGTAAACTTAGAAGATACAATGACATTGCTAAAAGAATACGTAGACGGCATTGAATTGAATGTTGATAAAGAAAAACTCAAAACAATGTTACAGTCTTTATATATTGAGGCACAGGATGTTGCATGATAAAATTCAAAACAATCAGATGGAAAAACTTTCTATCTACTGGTAACGCATTTACTGAAATAAAACTAGACAGAAGTCCTAGTACACTCATTGTGGGTGAAAATGGTTCAGGTAAATCAACACTGCTTGATGCTATTACCTTTGCACTATTCAATAAACCTTTCCGAAATATTTCAAAGCCTCAGCTGATAAACTCTATCAACAAAAAGAAACTGTTGGTAGAGGTTGAATTTACAATAGGCAAAACAGAATACCTTGTACGTAGAGGTAGCCTTCCGGGTGTATTTGAGATTGAGATAGATGGTAGCATGGTAGATCAAGATGCTAGTGTGCGTGACTATCAAAAACATTTGGAAGAAAATATACTGAAACTAAACTACAAGTCCTTCACACAGATTGTGATACTTGGTTCAGCATCCTTTACCCCCTTCATGCAGTTGCCTTTGGGTCAACGTAGAGAAATTATCGAAGACATCTTAGACATAAGTATTTTTACACGTATGAAAGAAGTCCTCAAGGAAAAGGTAACGAACCTAAAAGAAAAACTTAGATTTATTGAAGGTGAAATTACAATTGTAAAAGAAAAAGCTAAAGTGCAAGAGCAGTATATTAAAACTTTAGAAATGGATAAACAGGAACGTATTAACAAAATACAAGGAGAAATAGATGACATCCAGAACAAGATCAATAGCCTTACAGAGAGTTCAAGTGCTTGCACAGCAGAGAAGGAGAGTTTGGGCTCAGTTGAAACAAGGAAAACAAAGTTGGAAGCCCTCAAAGCCGAGTTTGATAGAAAAATTAGAGACGCCAAGCGAGAGCTAGAATTCTATCATAAAAATG